GTCAACTGTTGCGACATATAAGCAGCCTGATCGCCGCCTACACCGAAGCCTTTGATAAGTGTTTCAAAAATACCCTGTGCCTTTTGCCAACCCGCTATGTCAATACCCATAGCCTCGCGTACCGTTTCACCGTACTTTGTGGCATTATCAGCATAACTTCCAAGCGACACATTAAACATATTCAATGTCTTAATGTAAGTCATTGAATCTGCTATGCCGTCGGAAATAATGCTTGATAATTGTCTGTAAACGGCAATCAGGGCGGTAATTTTAATCGCCTGATTCGCGAATGAAGTAGTAAGTTTATCAACGCCTTCCGAAGCCGTCTTTGACGCTTCGCCTGTTTCCTTGATGTTTACCGTAACCGTCTTGCTTTTCAGCTTGTTAAGAGCCTTATCGAGTTCGCCTAACTTGTCGATAAGTTTATCGAGATTAGCAGTATCAAGTTTCGCGTTTATGTCTAACTCTAATGCGTCAATTTTCTCGGAAGCCATATCTTTATACCTCGCCAAACTTGCTATTTATCTTCATCATCTGAGCAAACATATAAGCCATACCCTTGTCATTAACGGCATTTGATTCAGCAGCTTCTTTTCCTGTCGGTTCAGAATTAACTTTGCGAATCGGAAAAGGTTTCTCCAAATAAGGTTCAGCTTTCGGGTGTTTTGCAAAGGGTACAAGCAAAGGTGCAACCCTGGCAATAGCTTCATAAACGTAAACACCCTGTAACCACATATCGCTATTGGCCTGATCTCGCTTCATATCAAATGCTTTTCGATATGCAATAGCAAGCGTATGATCCTTATTGTAAAACTCATCGTAAGTCATACCCATAGCAAGATATGTAGGGAACGCTTTATCAAATATAGAACGGCAAGTGTCGGGGGTTTCGGCTGTGCTGCCTACGCCCCCAACCTGCATACCGTTTGAGGACGATATTGCCGTTAGTTCATCGTCCACTTCACTACGTTTTTTTCGTCTACCTCAAACAGAGATTCGACGGGTGCTTTGTAAAGATCAATCAAAGCGTCAAGAAGTCCTGTCTTATCAATACGTTCAAGTATCTCGTCAACTTCTTCGATAGTGAGTGTACTGTGATTTGCAAGGAACGCGCCACGCCACAATAATGTGAGCGAATAAACGGGTTTCTTGTAAACTTCTGTTACGTTAAAACCCATATTCTCGGTTGCAATAACCGATTTTCTGTTAAATGTGAGCTTGTATTCCTTGCCGTTGTCTGTGAATGTCAATGTCTTTTCCATATAAATATCGTCCTCAAAAGTATTATGCAATAGTGTGTCCGTTAAGAAGCTGAGAATGTAACTCCCGTTGTAGGAATGATACCAACAATCATTTCGGAAACCTCATTTACTCCGCCACCCTTCTTAGATACATACGGATAACCCTTGAAAGAGAATTTACCGTTGTGTCCGTCAGGTGTTCCCGCATTATCTCCAAACCAAACACCAAAGTTGGCTTCTGTACCTTCCGTGGCCTTGATTGTAGAATAAGTGGCTGCGTCGTAGTTGCAAGTAAATTCGAGATTGCCGCCATTGTCCTTAACGCCTGGTATGTACCAATGCTGATCGTCGCTCAAAGTAGTCGCCTGTAACTGCTCCGGCGGATTAACCAAATCAGGGTAATCTTTAATGTCAACAAGCTTCGCCCATGTAAGTGTGCCTGATCCTGTACCTTTCATAAGGTATGACGCAATAGTGCTGATTGCCATAATCTTTTATCTCCTTGTGTATAGATTTCCGCTTGCGTCTGCGGTAGCCGTAAACGTAGCGGTTATTCTGTAATTTTGAGCATTGTTCAGATCGCTCATAGGTTTACAGGAAACCATATTAAAGTTAAGAGGAAAAAGCGTGTCTATTATTATCTGCATAATAGATTCAGCTTCGGTTTTCTTGCCGTCCGTCTTATTTGAGTAAACATCAACGGTCAAAGTAATATCTCGGAAATTGTCGTTGCCGGACGAATCACGCATTTTGTAAGTCGTACCGTCGTCAGATAACACGATAGCAACACACGGAAACTGCGCGGGCGCGTAGATAAAGGAATTAGTAATACGGCAAGTTGTATAGGTTGCAAGAACCGCATTTGCAACTTTCGTAAATATTTCCTTTTGAATGTTAAACATATTCATGCGAATATTTGCCTCACTATTGTTGGTATCTCAGGTTCAATCGTTAATATCGCTCTGTAAATCGGCATATAAGCGGGTGTACCGCGTGATATAAGATTATGAGCGACAAACCAATAAGGTTGATTGCCCTGGCCTTTGCCGTAGCTTCCTATTGAAGTTTCAAACTTTACCGCTTCACTCAAAGGATTGTTTACACCCTCATTGTGATAGATACCCGCACCAAACTCGACAAAAGCGATCTCTCTACCCTTGATGTAAACTCTGTTGCCCTCGGCATAAGCCAAGCCGTAAGAGTTATAGGGTTGTGGCTGATGTGTTTTAACATCAACTAAATCGTCTGTCATGGGTAACGCCTCTATGTTTGCGTCGATCTGATCTGCAAGCATAGCGGCTATCGCTTCGCAACAAAGATTTGCCTTGCGTTGCCATTCTTGTTTGACGGCTTTGAGTTCGTCAATAGCCTTTTCAAGTGATGATTTATCGAAAACATCAACATGAACGGTTTTCACGATACATTCACCTTCCTTATTGCCACGTTGACAAAATTAAGAGATTCGGCAACCTTAATCACGATGTAGTCATAAGGTGTTGTCGTTTTTCCGTGTTCATCAAGCGTAGGCAAAGTGTCAACCCAAAGAACCGAGCCGATAGCAAGGTAATTCTCGCCAAGATTCAGCGTAATTACCTTGTCGTATCTCTCGTTTGCGCCAAACAACTGTGTTACCGCTTCGCCGTTTGCTGCGGTGATTACTCCCTGTTTTTCAACGGGATCAGAATAGGAATACTGTTCTTCCGTGTAATTGCCGTCCTTGTCCGTTCCCATTGTTACGGTATTAAGTGAAGCATAGTAGAATGTACGCCTATTCCTTGTCATGGTACGCATGATTAGAACCCTCCCGCATAAGCCGTTATCCTACATCTGAGCGAAATAGGAATGTCGGCAACCTCAAACGTGCGTGATGTTCCACCTTCAACGTGCGCCGTTTCACCTTCCGAGCCTCGCCTATTGAGCATATACAAAGCTATCTCAATCTGCTCATAATCATACTTTGAGGGCATTTCTTCTGAGCCGTTTCCAAAGGGAAATGCGAGGTTTATTACCGCCTGTTTAGCGGCAGCAAGGTAGGCGTTAGCGACCGCGTCCGTTGTCTCGTCGCCTGTATCAAGCATTGTTCTTAATATTTCCAACTTTTCAGCGTCCGTCATATCGCTAACCCTTCCTTTAATTACTTTTCAGACTTTTTTGCCTTTGAAGCCTTTTCATCTTTTACAGGCTTATCAACTTTTTCAGCCTGTCCTTTTGCAATAACGATCATAACGTTACTCTCCTTTTTCGAGTGTCAGCTTGTCAAGGTTGAAGTAACTCTCAAACTTGCGTCCCTGGGCGTCTGTCTGAATTACTCTCAACTTTGTGCCGTACTGATCTTCTACCTTGATAAGAGCAGAATTGTCAGGATCAAGCTCAACAAGATTCTTAATTCCAACTTCTGTCTTAACTGCGTATGCGGACGGTGTGAAAGTAACTGCGATAAAGTTGCCTTCGCCCCAAACCTGAGTGATAGCATTGTCGCCGGAAAGATACTTAGATGTACCGATAATATCTCTGCCTGACTGCTCAATGTCGTCGCCCTGAATATCTGTAAGTGCTACACCCCAAAGATCATCGGTTAGTGTATAGGGTGATACGCTAACCTCTGTTAATTTCCCACCGTGAGTTTTACAGCGTTTGCAACGTTGTTGAGCCAATATACTCGGTGCTCTGAACCTGCCAAAAGGTTTGCGTAAGATGTTGTGCCGTTGTTGAGGATTCTGTCCTTCTCAGCAAGGAATGAACGCTTCATTTCCTTAGAAAGTGCGCCCTTCAACATCATTACAGGTGCGTTTGCGGTAACTGTATCTGTGGGAACAATGTTTGCACCCATGTACTTACCAACAACGCCAAGCTGAACAAGCTCTGCTGCGATCTCGGAAGCGGGAATCCAATTAGCCTGGTCTGCAACCATATCGTAATAGTCTGCGCTATTTACGAAAGCGATAGCCGGAATCTTCATACCACGCTCGCCAAATACCTTCATGCCTGCAACAATAGCCTTTGCGAGTGTAGTGCCTGTTGCGGTCTGTGTTGTTGTCTTGATCTCAGTAATAGCGTCAGCGTCGTCCTTAATAGCAATAGCCATAGCGATCTGCTGAATAGCCTCGCCGAAAGGATTGTCGCCACCCGCAAGAATAGCCTCGTCTGTGATCTCGACCTGCTTTGAAACCTTAACAACCTTCTTTGTGATAGGTGCTGATTCGAGCTTAGCGGGTGTGTCGGGTGCGCCCTCTGCAAGAACGTTAGCCGCACCGATAAACTGGAACTGATTTCTTGTGATTGTGTCGCCAGGTCTTGCAACGAGTGTATTATCAACTGTTGCGAACTTTGAAACAGTAATGAACCTACCGTAGTCAGTAGCGATCTTCTGACCTACGACCTGGGGAATGAACAAATCGCCTGTCTGTGTCTGTGCCATGTGTTTTTCTCCTTTATGAAGTTAATTGTTTGTATAAGTCGGGATTGTTCTGATAAATCTCAGCCATTTCAGCGTAAGAAAGATTATTGAACTGCTCCTTACTTATCGTTTTTACTCCGTCGCCTGCTTTTCCGGCGGGCGGGGTAGTTGAGGCCATAGCCTCGCCTTTGGCAATCTTTTTAGCATTTTCGAGTACGCTTGCCTGATTCTTAATGACCGTAGCAATATCTCCGTTTTCCATAGCCTCGGCGGTTGCCTGTGCAAGTGCTTCATCATATCCGATAGAGATAAGCTGAGCCTTGTTATCTGCTATGTTCTTCTCTCGGCGCAAAGTCTCGGCTTCCGTCTTATACTTCAAGAGTTCTGCTTCGGCTTCCTTTGCCTTGATTTCTTCCTCAGTCATTCTTGCTTTCAAATCCTTCTTTGTCTGAGCAAGCTCTGAGGCGGTCTTATCGAATGTAGCCTTTGAAACGTAACCTGAGTAGTCGGGATCAGCAATAGTGTAAGCCTCTAATGCCTTAACCTTGTCCTCGGCGGACATTTCTGCGTAACCTTCGATCTTGCTTGTGTCGATGTTTGCCATAATGATTTCTCCTTGCGTTTGTAGGGTTCTCTCCCGTTAATTTTGCGATTTGCCGCTTCTCTGCGTTCTGTGATTATAGTTTTCTCTAACTTTGTATATAATCAGCTTTCGCCGTTATTACCGTTCTTCTCTAACAAAGGTTCTAACCAACAACGGCAGCGGTAATGAGGTTTTGTGGGAATTTTACCTATCGGGTAAATCTTCCCGTTTCTCTCTTTGCACTCAGTACAAACTTTTTCGTCGCCCTGAGTTATCCACCTGACATACTTAATGCCGTTTTTCTCAAAGGTCTTAACCCTTGTCTTGTCTACCATTGTTTCGCCGTATTGCAGCGTTTGTGTGTGCCACAAGTTAGCAAACTTCTTCAATTCTTTGTGATAGTCCGATCTTGAATTGACTACCACCGCGGCCATAATAGCTTCGGAAAGCCTTGCCCTTTTTCTGTCAGCTTCGGGGTAGTAGAGATAGCTCGTAATCGGGTTATACTCATTCAGAACCCCGTCAACGTACTTTTCATCGGTAACAATAGGCTTTGCTGCCATGCCGATTGCCGTTACATCGTCCGCAGCTTCGTCGGCTGCCTCTTTTGCTATCTTCAAGAACGCTTTTTTGTTCTCTTTCAAGAGCCGTTCTATCATAGCCGTTGTCAATGATGTTACCCTGGGTGCGTTCAACTGATCGAACCCCATAACATCGAGGCGGTTGACTTCCTTACGAAGTTTCGCCGTCAGTAAGGCTATCAGAATGTCCGTCAGCTCGTACTGTTTCGTTTTCCGTGTTGCCATTACCGTTTACCGCCTTGTCTATCTCTAACACGTCCTCAACTTTCCAATCTTCCAACTGCTCTTTATAGTGTTCCTCGGAAATAAGGTAAGCGTTCTCAGGATCACTAAACAGGCCGCACGCTTCAAATGCGAGCTTCGGGTGAACCCTCGGCGTGTTGAGCATTTCGCAAAGAACCTGTGCCTTGACCTGCAAGTTCTCGTAGTTTGTTCTTGAAGATTTACAATCAATGTCGGAGGCACGAATATCAAGAATATCCTTACCCACGGTCTTACAAATCTTCAATACAAGTTCAAGCATAAGTCTTTCGCTGCCTGTGAACTGAACCTCACTTGCTTTGGCTTTTGCTTCCGCTTGTGAATATCCCGAAACAAGTGCCGCTGCACCGTTATTGGCTGAAAATGACTTGCCGTTGCCTAAAACGGGCATACCGCAGATAGTAAGGATATTTCTGTATATATCTTCCTTAGTAATGTTTGCGCCGTCATAGGAATAATCTGTTTTTACCGCCTCAACATCTGCGGGTGCGCCGTCAATGGATTTGATTTTAATAGCACCGTATCTCTGCAAGTTCTCTAAGCCATTTTCTTCAAGATCGCAGTTGACGAACTTTAAGAAACTCTGAATCTGCTGCTCAATACCGTCAATATCGTTAGATGTAATACGGTTGTAAGCGTCCAAAAGCGGCAGAACGATCTCAAAAGCACCCATGCGGGAAGAATTAGCCGGATATTCATAAATCGGTATCTCGCCTAACGGGTTGTCAGTTTCGCTAAATGCGTTTACCTTATCTTTTTCGTCAGCATTGAATGTAAAAATCTTCTTCGGCGTGTAAACGACAAAGTTTCTAATCTGTCCCTGAGATGTGGGATCAACGCTGATAGTATAAGTGAAAGCCGCCATACGGGTTTTCTTAAATGTAGATGAATAAATTACCGCCGTAGTACGGGGATCAAGTGTAAACAGGTCAAAAGGTGCGTCGCCCTTGCCTACGTCCTTCGGATTCAAAGCCTGGACGTAGCGATATGCCGTACCGCAAATGTGATTCCACTCTACGATCTCCCTGTCCTGTGTCTGCTTGTTTACCTGATTCATGTAATCATTAAGAATGTCAATAGACTTGACATTTTCCTTAGATGAAACATAAGCGAAAGCAGAATTGAGAAGATAGGAAACCTTAAAATCAACAATATCGTAAGCAAAGTTTACCGCTACGCGATTGCAAATTTCAGGTCGTACCTCTTTAACACGCTCTAAAATAGGCTGCTTGCCCTTGTAGTAGTCATATAGGTAATTTATCTCATCTCGATTCTGAGTGTGCGCGAGATAAGCGTTAAAGATAACATCGGCAACATTTTGAGCCGTGATCTCCGCTTCATCGGTATAGATAACTTTACGCCCAAAAAGAGCGTGTCCGTAACCCTGACTTATATTCTGATTCTGATTCTCGTTCTCGTTATCAGGCATAGCGCACCTCTATTGTAAAGTAAAATGCCAAATAGGTTTACAATTCTCTTATTTTCAAAATATCAGAATATTGTGTTTTGTCAATAATCAATAAAAAACCCCCGTGTAAACGAATAAACCACGGGGGAAAAATTAAGGTAGATAAGAATAAAAGGTTTTTATACCGAACCCATATCAGATTACCACGGTCGCCTGAATACTTCAACTTTTGCACTTGTCGGACGCTCGATAAAATCCGCTGCCATAGCAAGCGAATCCGGCGCGTCGTCATGTTTATTGTGGCCTGTAACACGGAAAGAATAAACATTTACCATAAATGTGATATACGATTTGTCTCTTTTCTGCTCATCAAGAAAGTAAAAATTTCTGATCGTAGGTGCTTTATCAAAGATTCGAGCCTCTTTAGACTGATTATTCGGGGCGGCCTTAGTCTGAATATTGATCTTTACACTTCTTTTTGCCAATTCCTTTTCTAATTCTTCCTTATAGCTCATTGTCATTTTGTTACATTCGATACGCAGGGCGGTAACGTTGTATTTAATGATAGCCTCAACGAGCAAGGGGATAGTAACGGTCTTATCTCCGTTGTCATAAACCACGGCCGGAACAAAAACGTTGCCGTCAAGATACTGTTTGCATACGGGGGAAGCGGTATAGTCGCCGCCGCCGAAAGCGGGATCAACGGACATGAATGTTCTGACAAGCAAACTTTCATCGGGAAGCTCGCCATTGAAATAGTTAAGGGTATCGGGAGAAAAAACAAGTCCCGTTCTGTCTATCGGCTGCTGCTGATACTGAGCGTTCCAGGAAGCAATATCCTGATTATGCTCAAATGACGCTCTACGGGCAAGATAATACTCAGTAGAATAGCCTACGCCATAATCGTAGTCAAAATTGCTCTGTTCGTTCTCATCGAGCGCGGGAATACTTATTATCTTGACACGTCTGCCCTGAAATTCAGGTCTATCCAATACCTCAATACGAAGTCCTACGGGATCGCCATTCGCCCAACGTGTACCTTCCCATATAATCTTACATTTCTCCTTTGCTCTCGTTAAAAAGTTATTCTCAACAAGATACCATAGAGAAGCCAAACGGTCAGAACTTAACGCCTCATCAATGCCGGACACTAAATCGTCAGATAATAGCCAACCCGAAGCGTCGCAAGCACCGTTCATAGTACCGTGAATAGAACGTGCGGTAACTGAGGGATAGTGCTTACGCCTGTCTATATCAAAAGTAAGGTCTTTTCCGTTAGTAGCAACAAGATCATGGCCTCTGAATATCTCATGCCAACGATAAGTAACACTATCATTGATTACTTCAAGGCAGCCGTTGTAAAAAGCAGTAGTGATCTTGTCGGAATAGGCAGAATACAGGTTAGAGGCTTCGCTATCCTTGCCTACTTTCCATGTAACGGCAAAGATAGACAGGGTTGACTTACCCGTTCTCGGCGGCTGATTTACGAAAAGCTCATCAAGTTTATCGTCCTCTAACTCCTGATAAGCCTCCGCGACCTGTTTTAATATCTTACGCCTGGGAAGATAGAACATCTGATTAGGCTTTCTATTCCATTCAAGGGCGATCATGTAAGAATCAAAGTCAAAAGGGGCGGCAGCGGTGAAAATATCCCTCCGAAGCTCTCTAAACGCTATGGAAACATCAAGTTCACCCTTTACATAGGCGTGATTCTGCACCCACAAGGCTTTTGTCTCCAACCATTTAAGATTATCAACATTTTCAAGTGTGTTTTGTAAACACAAATCGAAGTAATCACGGTACGGCTTCATCTTATCCGTACCTTTATTGATGATTTCCTCGATGATATTAAATACTTTATTATCCATAATCACTTCACATAAATAACGGTAATAAGCGCAAGTATGAACAGTCCTAATATAAAAAGATAGTCAATAATCAAATACTTATCATTAGGCTTCATACTCATTGTGGCAGCTCTATCCCGTTTTCCTTTGCGTATGCTTCGTACTCCTTAGCAAGCGCGTCAGCGTCGATTTGGGGTGTCTGATCTAACACGGCGGCCTCTACCCTGACGTTATCAGCGAATCCATGAAGATTCTTTAATTGGAATATAGACATAATATTATCCAAATTGCCGTACATAGCTCCCGTACTTATCTGATCCGCGATCAAGTCCTTTACTCTCAATATAAACTCCGTGGATTCATTATTATGCTTCCTGAGATACTCATTCAGCCTGACAAGGGTTAAACCCAGGCCGATAGAACTGTATGTAAGCATACTCGGCGGATTCTTTGCCTCGGCACAAGCAAAAAAATAGTCCTTTGTCCTTATCATTACTTCCTCAACATTATCCAAATCAACGGCAGTCTCATTTTTAAGTATCGTCCTGTCGTATATCTCATTGGAAATAAGCTCGCCTACCCTGATAAGGTTCTGAGCAACCGCCTCGCCCTTCTCGCTCGCCATGAGCTTTATATTCTTCTTATTTACCGCCGGAGAATCGGGATTCGCCATAGCAAGCTCCCTGTCCGCTGCCATTAACGCGCCCATGTCCGATGAGCGTATCTTAGGATTGCAATTTCCCTTATTGCCTTTTACTCCACTTCTCGGCATATCACTTCACCCTCACTAACTTTTTCTTGTATTTCCTCGGCACTCGGTAAATCTTGCCCGTATATGCGTCCCTTCTCAGTTTATGTATTCCTTTATACTCTCTCGGAAGAATAGTCCCCGTATTCTCGCCCACAAGATATATGCTCTGCATACCCTTTGGCGGTTTCGGGTTATAACATATCACCTGATACCCAAACGCCTTGCATACCCTATACAATAACCCTACGCCTATATCTTTCCTTTTCATTACCTTTTTGGTGTCAATAGGATATGCCAGTCCGATCCTTGCCGAAAATTCTTCGCAACTTTCGTATTCGGGACGCTGATTGATGAAATTCGCTACTATATATTGCGCTCTTACGCCTTTTCCTTTAGCCATGCCTTTATTCCCTCCTTTTTCCTCAAAATACCTTGTTCCTCGGAATGTGTCAATTTTATTAGGATTCCCATTTTCAGGCATAACTCGCAGGCGTATGTATAAAAGTATTATAATGCTTTCAATAAGAAGCGTTATCGTTTTTCAATAAAAATATCGCCCCTTTTTATCTTCAAAAAAATTTTGAAAAACAGGAAACCCCGATGATCGTAAGTGCTCCAATCACCAGGGTTATGCAGAAATATCTATTAACTAAGCTCTGCCATTATACCATAAGTGTGTTTCAAAAACACTCTTTTCTTCTCCCTCCCTCAGAATCGCCTTTTAAGGTTAAAAGTGGTAGAAGTGCCACCCCGCCCCCGCTGCCGTTTTCCTACTTTCCCCGTGGGTTAATGGGTGCTCAAACTGATAATGATTCTCATTTTCAATTCATATTCATTCATCACCCATGTATAACTATGCAATATTACTTTGATACTTCAAACTATTTGACCTTCAAAGCACCGCCAAACCCCTTGCGGTTGAGCGATTTCCTGGTTCTTTACCTCGTTAAAGCGCAATTCGGTATAATTTTTATTTTGACGAATATTTGCACCTGATCCCCTCGAATTTGAGAATGATTATCAATTTGCGAATTTGAGAATTATTCTCAATTTTGGCAAAAAATCAGCTCGCCAGACAAGCCCATGCACCACCAAATCCAATCAAAAGCAAATTGACTTCTTTATGTACTCAATAGATAGATACTACTTAATAACACTCAATAACACACAATACAAACATACTATAAATATATCTATAATAGATAAATTGATAAATAAACAATAAGTAAATTACTACTAACAACGCCCCCGACCTATTTTTAATTATATAAGCCATAAATTTCTTAATTATGAAGAAACGCGCTCAAATGCCCCTTATTTGCTTCTCTTGCTTCTCGGACATATCCGTATATTATCCGAATACCTCAAACGCCAAATAGGGGCGTTTCTGAGGCTTCTGCGCCCATGTCATAACCGTTGCGAGGTTGCTTTGCTGCCTTGCCGGAATCGCACCCCTCTTATTTCGCTCTCTGTACCCTCTGTATGCGATTTGCTGACAAAAACATATAAATTTCTATCCAACCTCGCCAAAGAGAAATTAGGGCACATTCTGACAGTTACACGGCTATTGTAAATCCTGGGTTTAGGTTGGAGCAGAAAAATAGCTCTTGATCCATTTGGGGACAATATAAAAGGGGCAATTTCTTGCCCCTTGTTTACTTCGTTTTTTTCATCACCTCAAAAATTATGTGTAGCGGAAACCATAAGAGAATCAAAATGAGTATTATCACTCTATATCAACCCCCTTTGCTCTGACTATCTTATCACCTTGCAAGCGGTAAATAACAGAACTATCACTTGTGGTAAAGCCGTAGACTTGCCCGATGTTGTCTAACCGAACTATCCTTTGAATATAAGTTACTTCCTCGAACTCTTGCTTATCTTTCTTTGTCGGTCTGCCGTAGTAGTTATGACAATACATGAGCCAAAGCAACCTCTTAACCTTTTCGGGAGAATCGCCGAAGGCGTAATATTCTTCGTATGCGGAAAACTGACCGAAGTATAAAAAATTATTAACCATTTGCTGCACCTCGCTTTCTTAAATTATGCCGTTCTCTCTGAACTCTCGAAGCAATCCGTACTTCTTGCCGTATTCTTCAAAGAACCCTTGCCACTCTGCCAACTCTCCGTAAGAGTAGTTAAAGCACTCGTAAGCTCTTTGCCAATCCTGAGCGAAACCCCTTAAAACCCGCTTTTTGTCGTCGTATTTAAGAGTATAGATTTTATCGTCATAACGCTGTTCTTCGACTACAAAACCAAACTCGCTTTCCTGATATACGAAATACTTGCCAATCATAAAAAAGAATGTGTCATATCTTAAAGCGATATAAGGGTTTGATCCGTCCTTAAATCTGAAATGTACCCAAAAATATCTGTTATACTCTGCCATTGTCTTATCTCCTTTCAAATCATCTCGTTAAGTTTGTCAAAACCGGAATCTTCGCACCATTCACAAATGCCGTCGTCATCATCAAAATATATGGGTGTTGTGAATTGTCTGCCCTCATGTGCGATAATGCCCATTAAGCACCTATCGCAAACCCTCAAATTATGTTCACACTCTGCTCTTTTCATTTGTCAAAATCTCCTTTAATACTTGCTTTGCAATTTCTGTGTTCTGTGTAGGTTCTGCAAGGCTTTCGTAATATCTGACTAAATCGGCGAAAGCCTCTAAAACCTGGATTCTGCTATAAATTACGCCTTTATTTATTCACCTCGTCAATTATGATGTTTTTAACAATTCTGCTTGCCTGATATAATGCTCGCGCCTGTGTATCGAGCCACTCTTCATTTTTATTTGGCTTGCGCTCGCCGTTCTTTGTTGCCTTTAACTCTGTCGGGTTGCATAACCTCTTTGCGATGTCGTAATCGTAAATAAGAGAACAACCGCCCCAAGAGTACTCGCGCCAATCTTCTGCGCCGTTTAATAACTGTTTTTCAAGAATCTTTGGTGCTTTGAGGTTTTCTTCATCAAACCAACCGCACTCTATCGCGTCATCTAACTCGTTAAATAACTCTAATGCGTAAGCAATAACGCCTTTATTCCAAGCACTCTTTCTTTTACCACCATAAGCCTTGATCCTTGCCTCGATTGCTTCATATAATGCCTTTTTCATTTTCTTTGCTCCAATCTCCGCACCTTGTAGGCGTTGCGGTTGCCGTTGTTCTTGCAATTATCTTAAACCTGACGGGTTTATTTTTCCACAAGCGCAAATATGTCAAAATGTTAAACCTCACGGGTTTGTTTTTGTGCAACCCGCCAGGACTATCCGCAGCTTCCAAACCCTATAAAACTACTATGTTTATGTGTTATCAAAAAATTTTTACAAAACACGCAAAAACCACGAGGCGAAAAAATCCGAGTACGTCCAGGAAGCCGGAGAAAAAAATCGACCACGTTGCCGATCCTGGGAAAAATTTTCGACCACGCCCGTTCCCTATATAAAAATATACGCAGCAGTCGCAAGTCGGCAGTCGAAAGTCGAAAAAGGTTTCACTTTGTCTATTCTGCACAATTCCAATTTAGACCTGTTGGGTTTATGATAAGGCTAACCAAAACAACACGGCGAGAGTAGAAAGTCAGATAAGGAGAACAATAACATGAAAAACTATATTGTTGTAATAGGCACAAACCCGACAACAGGGAAAATAAAGGCAAAGGGTTTTGATAGCATTACCGAAGCCGTAGAGTTTGCAGACAAGGTTAAGGAAACTACGGGCAATTATCCTACGATCAGGAAAGCGGTTTATACAACCGTTACGGCAGAAGAAATTAACGTAGCGTCGAAGATAAGTAAAGGAGAATAACAATGAGTGATCTAATCAGCATGAGAGAGTACGCAGCTTTACACGGCTTGTCTATTGATACGGTCAAGACAAGGGTAAAGCAGAATCAGATTCCCGTCGTCCGTTTCGGCAAGTCCGTTATGATTGACAAGTCTACTCCCTGGGAGGAACGGAAGAAAACAGGGCGAAAGTCGAAAGCCGAATTAGAGCGGGCGAAAGTCGTAAGCTCCAAATACAAAGTCGTGATCCGCAAGGCTTACTACGTTGCTATTGAGGATTCTTCCGGCAAGGAACTTACATCGGACTTTACATTCTTAAACAAGAACGAAGCCAAGAAGATAGGCGAGCGTATGAAAGCGGAAGTCGAAAGTAGGTGAATAATATGTACGAAAGTCCGATAGAGATTATTCAGCGAGATATTGCCAACGGCATACAGGTTAAAATGGAGAACGATATATGTAACGCTATATGCTCGTATGGTATAAATGTGAATCGGGAAGAACTGATTAAGGCTTTGAACTACGACAGGCAGCAATATGAAAAAGGTTATAGCGACAGGGGTAAAATGATAGTTCCCGTTGTCCTGGAAATGAACGAAGGACACACCATAAGGCAAATAAACGCTTATCTCGACAAGGCAACGCAAACTATTTATTCCAACTCGATCACAGTAGAATGTGCCGAAGCGGTAGGGTGGCAAATAAAAGAGCAAGGCGGTGATACAGAATGAAAATCTATATTGAAACCTGGGAAGATAGGGACGGCTTGCGATTAGACATAGCTTTTACCCAATACGAAATGGAAGAAATGCCTATCGAATACAAGTGTGCCAAGCGTAATGCAGAGGCAGAAAGACACGGCTTTAATATAGCAGGCGCGTGCAGGATATTAGAACGAATAATAGACAGAAAATAAGCATAATAAAAGGGGTGATTCATTCACCCCTTGTTTTATCTTCGCCTAAATTAACTGTTTGGCAATCGTGTAAAAGCTCGATGATCTTGATTGCCCCAAGTCCAAATCGCTCATTTGCCTTTTCAATTATTTCCTTCTCACTTAATAATCTGTCTGTGCCGTCCATATTTCGCCTCTAATCGCTTTCCAATCATTCTGAATGAAATTAGTCGCAAGTCATTAGTTCGTGCCGTAGGGTGCAAATCTCGCACTCCTACGGCTATTCTTTTTACTTCTTCCACTTGTTCTTGAAATTCTTATCGTTCTTCGGTTCTTCAACGGGTGTTTCTTCTTCGGTTCTTTCCGATGTGATCTTGCCCTCGAAGAACTTTCCGGCAGCAAGGATCGGGAAGCCGTCAAACTTATCCGAAACTTCAATCTCGGCACTCGCACAAATCCCCTGTGCCTTGCCGATAGGCATAGCAGACCTTACATAGTCGCTACCCGCCTGAGCGATAAAGTTTACTTCGCCGTTGCCGTTGTCTTTCAGCTTAAAGTCCATAATCGTTTCTCCTTTCGTTAGATTTGGTATGTAATTTAAGTATTCTACGAGAATACTTAAAAGTCAAAATTTAGGGCGTTCAAGGTATTTCTCAATATCTCCCTCAATATTTTCTTCTTTGCAGCCAAAATGATGTTTAGTAACCTCAATCGGAAATTTCTCGATCTCGCTCGCCCATATTGCCGTACCCTTGCCGTGTGTTCTTTCCCAACAAAGAGGAAAACCGCCTATGCCGTCAAACAAGCTGCCAAGTGTTGCGCCCTCCGGCAAATACTGTTTCATATTGTCGATGATGATTTGCCATTGAGGGAGAGCAATACTGTTTCCGAGTGCCTTATAGCGTGCAGTATCGCTTGCACCTGGTATTGCCGTCCACCCTATATCGTAGCCTTGAAGCAGCTCACATTCTTCGGGTGTCAATCTTCTTACAACGTATTTATTATCGTTTTCCATATCTTTGTCGTCCTTTGTTATAACGGCTTGTTGATCGTGCATACAGTTTAATGCACCTGCCTGTTGTGATACCGTTTGATTTGCCTGTCCGTTTCCTATACAGGCAGAAGTGATTTTCTGATATTTCATGTTTTTATCCTCTGCCATTAACAACGGCACATTACCCCCCCTGTTCCCATACGGGTAGTCAAGGCTTGCACCGTTCCGTCCGTACTCAATTTCACTCGGCTGTCGTTAGGGTGATTCTCCACCGCATAAGCCGTCTGTTTCTCGTTCATTTCTAACCTCTTTTATCAATACACAAGGTATGTGGTGGCTATCGCTTGCAGCTCCCGATATAGTCATTGTTACTCCCCCTGTTATAGTTTGATTGTATAAATCAAGGCCTATCGGTTCGTTCTCCATTTCTAACCTCTACAACTAAAATCGGTGTTCGCATTTCCGTATAATCAAATATGTTCAAGGTATCTGCTATTTCGGTTTCTTCATAACCTTGCGGTTCTTGTGAGTTTCGGGGGTGTGCCGTCTTTCGATAGCAATACCCCCCCCTATTCTCTACCAATACAACAGGAATGTTATGCGTATCGTGTCTGCCGTTTAATAACGTCATAGATACTTTCCCCGTGATAAGCACGTTATGAGCGTCAATTCCTATCGTTTGTATCTCGCGGTTCGATAATAACTTTTCCGTCGTTGACATATTGATTGCCTATTCCTCTCCAATCACTATTACACAGGGCGTTTACTGTCTGATTGAGCATACCCCCCCCGCTCCACGCTCGGTAATAGGCGGTTGTGTTTCTTCTTCGATACTCATTGTAAACTGAGCATTTTCTCCCGAATTGAAACTATCTCTGCCTAAACCATAGGCCACGGCGTGTTTTTCAATAGTATTATGCGTATAACTCGTTTCTGATTCGGCATAACCGTTTCCACGATGAGATTCTCGGCTGCCATTACCTTCAATAGTAAACAAAGTCTGATCTTGACTAACTCCCAGGGTTGCACTCTGCTCTGTTTGGATAAGTGCGCCCTTGCCCGCCGTTCCTATACTTCCGTCGGATTTGATGTAGGTATCACTCCCCCCCCTAATTTTGAGGGTGTACGAATTATCTGATCCGTCAATGCCTGTTTGAGAACTTCCGGCAATTCCTTGCCTCTCTTGTCCGCTCTCCGCAGTATTCCCTCGCACGCTTTTGCCGACAGGTAATACTTTTCCGAAACGTCCGTCTGTAATATCTCCGACAAACGGCTCTCCCGATAATAGTATGTCCGCTGCGTTGTACCCGCCGTAGTCAACCAAGAGGCTGATTCTTTTCCTACGTTGAGGTACTCCGAAGTATTGAGCGTCCATAAGTCGCCACGCAATAGAGAAGCCGTTGCCGATGATTGCTCCGCTATGCGCCCAACGTCCGCCGTCAGGCATAGGAATTGAAATGTTGTTTTCTTTGATTCTACAAAATTCTTCCAACACGGCTCTAAAATCTTCGCCTCGGTTGCTTGTGAAAGCTCCGGCGACGTTTTCCCAAATGACGAAACGAGGTCGAATATGCTCATTTGTTCTCCCATTTCTAATTTCTCCTTCTCGCATTTCTTTAATTACTCTTATCATTTCCATAAACAAGCCTGATCTTTCGCCCGCAAGTCCTTCGCGCTTGCCCGCTATGCTCAAATCCTGACAAGGCGAACCGCCCGTAATGCACCAAACAGGCTCGATTTTAGCTCCGTTGATCTTTGTAATGTCGCCATAATGTTTCATTTCATACCTCTTTTATCTGAATACCGTGTACCCATAACATGAGCTTCTTTTTAACCTGGTAAGGCTCAACTCTCATTCCCTTGCAATCTTCCACAACCGTTTCTCCCGTTCTGTTATCTACATATACGAAGTCGGCTATATAGCAGCACTTGCGTTCAAGAAGAATCTGCTTGTCTTTAAGCCGTCTGCCGTTCTTTCCGTAGCGTTCTTCCGTTGTGTATTGATTCGGGATCAGCTCGTATTCAACCTGCAATTTAAGATCGCTGATTTCTCCGGCGCGTTCCAAATACTTTAATACCCTGTATCTTTGCGCTTCTTTCTTGCTATCAAAAGTGATTCCGTCGCAGACCACCTTTTGTGCATTGTACTTAGTGCCGTTTCTTCGCCAACCTCGATATTTCATTAGTCTGTACCTTCGCTATCTATCATAATCATATCGCCTATAACTTGAAAATCTACATTAAAGGTAGGATATACAGGTCTACGAATGTAACATGATCCCGAATAACAATCAATCGTATCTATCGACGTTTCCATACTCATTGTGCCTATTATTACGGGAGCAATCATTATCTTGCCTTTTGTCTTTATTCTGATGTATGTTTTCGCACTCGGCATATTCCTGGCGTTAAAGTCAATAGACAGAAAATCAAAAATCTTACTTCCGCAAAATTCGCAACGGCCGCTATCGTTAAGATAGCCACCGCAATTAGGGCAATTTGTCAACTTTTCAATCATTTACTTTCCCTCGCTATCCCAGGGTATAGTTTCTTTCACCTGATATTGAATTGTAGGCAACGAACCTGTGTATGCCCTAACGTCGATATAAAATTCCGTTCCGTACTCAATGTTATTTATAACCTGTTCGATTCTGTTCAATATCGCCTTGTTCATTTGCTCTGCATTTGTAGTCTTAATAGCCATTGTCCTGTACCTCTTTTTATTCCTTAGTTATTTCGGCATAACGTATCTCAATTATTTCGGCATAACGTATCTCAGTTCTGATTGCCGCTCTTACCGCTGCTGATTTGTTTTCCTGTTTATCAAGCCATTCAATTATGTCTTTATCTCTGTCGTTGTTCAGGATCAGCGTCAACATCTTGTGCTTGTTCATGTACTTTTTACGATACTTCTCCGGCTTCTTTAATGCTTCATTCATCGTTGGATTCCTCACTATACATTTTTCTTCCGCAACATGAACAGTAATGTAGCGATTGGAACTCTGAAAACGGGAACTGACAAGCTCTACATACTTTTCTCCCGTATTCATCAATTATCCAAAAAGAGTGCTTATTAAATCCACCGATGTTGAAATATACTTCTGCGTGTATTGCGTCTGCCGTTTCGCTCTCGGACGGTATCTTGCCGTCGTCGCACACGAAACGATAATCACCTACTCCGCTACCGTCGCCGTTTTGCAGATTGAAGTAAGTCAGGTATCTTCCGTCATTATTGACATAAAGCGAATCGTGCGGATTTGAACCGTATTCATGTATTCTGCCTGTTTGTGTATCAAGTATCTTCATTCTTCCTCGCCCTCGCTTTCGTATTCTTCGATTTCATCACTCCGGCAATCGGGGCAACAATAGTATTCTTTGTATGCGGGTGCACCCCAAAACTCGCCAACAAGCTCCTTCCTGGTATCAGCCTGATCTTCGGGGAAGATTCTCCCGCAATTATCACATTTGTAGATCATTGTCATTCTCCTTATCTGCCTCAATTACGCAAGGGATAAGAGGCAAATCATACTTCTCACCCCAATAATCGTGTAATACTTTTTCGTCATATAATCTCCCGTGTCCTTTTGGTAAGACTTGACCGTTGCGAATTGCATATCTCAAACAATAATCACTATACGCATAACATTTATCCTCATCAGTTACATTGTTTATACAATCCATATACATTTCTTCGGATATATCAATTACTATTTTCATTCTTTACGCTCCTTATATTCGCTATTCCACCAATCGCTATCAGTACAGTTTGTTTCTCTATGAAACCCTTTACAATTCCAACAATTAACGACTGAAATAACGGGGCAATTAAATTTAGAAGGTGCAAAGCCGAATACCTCTTTGAATTTTTCTGCGTTAGTCATTCTTCACCTCCATATCTCTAATACGAACATAGTTTTCTTCGGGTATATCAATTACTATTTTCATCGTCTTTTACCTCTATTGTCTTTGTAACGTACTCAACCGAATACACGTCGTAGTAGCCTGTGGGGAAGTCAGAAACATCATAGTCCTCGTAGAAAAGGTCTAAGTGATAACCCTTCACGGCACTTCCCGTGTCCTCAGCAACGAATACCCTGTCAAATTCGGGAATATAGAAATATGTTTCGCCCCATATACTGTGTATTCTCGGATCGACGGCACACGTTGTAGGCTCTGTAATGCGATTCTCGTAATCTGCTCTGTGGCAAATCGTACCGCTTGCCGTACTCCAACCTTTAGGGAAGTTCTCGCCGTTATATCCGCACTCCCAGGGACAATATGCCGTGATGTAGTATGTGCCGATGTATTCAAGCTCTATATCCGTGTACTCAATCGCTATCTCGTCTACGGAAACCACAAGGTTTTCTCTAAACATATTTGGTGTCGGTGTCGGCGGCGGTACATATTCACTTTCGGGTATCGGTACGATCATATCCAACGCTCTAAAGCCGTTATAATACTTTTCGCCTATATCGTTGTTCAAATCTGAACTAACACCCAGGAATATCACTACTCCAAATACCAACGAGAACGCCCTTATCTCACGTTTCATGCTTCAAAGGGCAATTCACCGCCTACGTCAGAAACAAAACTATCGTCCTGTACGGGTGCGGTGGGTGCAACGCTCGCCTGTGTATTCTGCGTTGCCTGTCCGTTGCTGCTGCCCTGTGATTCAACGAACTCCGCTTCATCAACGACAACCTCTGTTACAAATCGCTTTTGTCCGTTCGGATCGTCGTAACTGCGCGTCTGAATACTTCCTACCAATCCGATTCGGTTGCCCTTATGAAAGTATTTCTGAATGAATACCGCCGTGTTCTTCCATGCAAGGCAGTTAATGAAGTCGGTTTGTCTCTGTCCGTTAGCGTCCTTGAAACGCCTGTCTACCGCAACCGTAAAGTTGCAAAACTGTGTCTGATTCGTAGTCAACTTGACTTCCGGCTCTTTAGTCAATCTTCCGATCAATTCTACTTTGTTCATTTTTTTACTCCTTATCAAAATCTGTAACGGGGATCAACAACTCTTAATCTTGCACTTATAAGCTGCTGACATTGTTTCCATTCCATTTCAGAACGAAACTCAATAAAATTACCTTCGAGCAAGCCTTCAACTAATTTCTCGGCTATCTCCCTTTTGGCATAATTGATAACCTGGTCGGGCGCAATATCGTGAAGCTCATTTGGTATGAGTGTTTCTACTCCCAATACTCTTGTGGGTGATGTGTAATGCTCTACACGCAAAACGCCCATATTCATATCAGAACTATCAAATTGCGTTCCGCAATACTCACATACCATTCGGCTTGCATTTACTTTTCCGCCACAATTCGGGCAATTTAATGGTTTTAGTGTCATTCCTGTTCTCCTTCTTCAATCCTCAACTCCGGCATTGTATTGTCGGCGATAATAGCAAGTGTTTCTGAAATTTGCATAAGCATAGAAGCAATTATCATTTCGGAAGATACAGGCTTTCCGCTTTCAACATCAGAAATAAGTTGCTTGTTTTGTTTAATTACCTGGTCGAATCTGCTCATATTCATACCTCGTAGGGCAAAGCTACCGTACCCAATGATTTTGTCGGTTCAGGAAGATTCAGGCCTAATCGCTTATCTACCTCTTTTATAGCACTTGTGCGAAGCCTGATTGCATACGCTTTACGGAATCTGTCTATTGCATAAGTGTCGTTAGAGTTCATTGTCCGTAGCGTGTCCTCAAACTCCTTTACTGTCTCTACTAAGGAAGCCGGATAACTTTCAAGTTTCTTGTATATCTCTGCCTTACCGCCGTAGTCCCAACCGCCACAATCACTTATGATGTTTCTTACGATCTCAAAAGCCTTTTCAGGTGGTATCTTAGCCGTAGCATAAAACTTATCAACAAGAATATCCGTTAAGTCCCTTACGCACGTCGGCGGTTTCTTGTTATGAGCGTAATACTCCTGAATCATTGACATAAACTGTTTGTCAGTAAGGTTCTTCACGGCCGCATACCAAAAGCTGATTTGAATATCATCGTTAAGGTCAAACTGCCAACCGATGTAACCTTTTTTAAGTGCCGTCATTCCGGCAATAAACTTTTCTTTTGATAACACTATCAATTCCCTCCAAAAAAGTTGCCAATGTTCTGAGCAAGTATCTGATCTGCTGCAACCTGGCGGTCAGTTCTTGAATCGCTTACAGTCCAACGTTCTTGATTTATCCATGTAAGCGGTGCGGGTATAAATTGACCGTCTTGCTCATTCCATTGTTTAGAGCGTTTCTGCATTTCCAACGAAGCCATAATGTCGGGGAATATGCTTTCGAGATTCTTGATCTTCAAAAACTTTGTCTTACACCCCTTCTTATTCGCTTTTCTAAAACATTGTGGATATGCTTTCCAAAAGTCCTCAAACATGGATTCTTTTTCAGAAATTTCATCGGGGATAATAGGGGTATTATTTATTACTTTAGTATTTAATACTTTAGTATTTGATATATTAGTATTTAATTGCTGCAAATTTTCCGTAATCGGATTTTCCGTAATCGGATTTTCCGTAAACGGCAAATCTGCAATTTTTCCCTGGGTTTCTTCGTAAATATCGTAAATAAATCCCGAAAACCTACCTGTTTCATCAAACTTTTGCGATCTTATAACATATCCGGCTTCGATAAGTTCATTTATAGCAGATGTTACCGAACCCCTGCCGTCAGAACACAAACTCGCAAGTCCCTCGATTGAGTATTTCCAATTATCAGGCAAGGAAAGAATAGTAGTAAGCAGTCCTCTCGCCTTTAAGCTCAAATTCTGATCCTTGAAGATGTTATTGCTGATAACAGTATAGTTTGATGATTTATTAACCCGTACAATCATTTCGCTACTCCTTAGAAATAATAAACCCCGATAAGAGTCGCGGAACTTATCGGGGTAAATCACTTTTGTTAGATTGCACCGTGTCGTATCGCCGCGACACGATACAACCATTACACTTGTATTTAACCCGATTCTCAGCCGAAAATCAAGTTTTATACTTCAAAAGGCGGTTGGATTTCATTAGAATCAGAAAACAGAATGTCGTTAATAGCCGCCTGACCGCCTGGCGTTGCCTCTACGGGCGTTGCAACCGTCTGTACGGGTTCGTTTACCTTTTCCGCTGCGGGAGCGTCTACGGCGTTTTCAGAGGGCATAATAATAGGGGTAGAATCGAGGGCAATATCCGAAAGTGCTTCGCCCTTGTCCGTCTTGATTGATCCGAGTTCTTCCTGTTCGTAGAGTGCAGACATTTCTTCGGGGAACGCTTCTCTCAAAGCCTGTGCCATAGCAACCTTGCGGATCATCGTAGCGGGTTTTGTAAGCCAATTAGACTTACCTGTGGAATACTCCTTCATAGAAACGGAAGCGTAGAACGGCACATCATAACCCTTGATGATTACTCTTGCCCAACCGCCGACAAGCTGCTCGCCGTCAAGTACGAAAGTTCCCTCACGCTCCGTGATCTCGTTGTTGTTATCAACGATGATTACACCTGCCGTCATACCGCAAAACTTCTCAGAACGCATAGCTCGCTTCAAAAGAACGTCCTTACCTACTACAACAGTAGCCGGAGAATTACCGTATTTAATGAGGTATGCTTCCTTCAAAAACGGATTCAAGTGTTGATACTTACAAAGTGAAAGAAACATCACAACTTCCTGTGTCGTAACCGCACCGTTACCGTTTACGAGATAGTCCTTTACCATTTTGGGCGACAACCTTACGCTCTCGCCGTTAGCAATAATCTCAATCTTGTCGTCTGCTGCTGCCTGTGTCTTTGCCAATGAATTTTTGATTGCCATTTTGATTTACTCCTTTATGATTTCAATTTCTTCTTCGTTCTCAAACAGTTTCTTGATAAGTTCGCCGTTGAACTTGACTCCAAAAAGCATTATCGCCAAAGATACGGTCGGTGTTGCTTCTCTAAATGCTTCTGCCGCAAGCTCTGTCGTAATGTCATTAAGGATTTCGAGCATTTCTTCTTTAGTAAGTTTCATAGAAAACCGCTCCTTATATATTCTGCAACGTGATCTTGTTCTCAACGCAGAACGCTTTAAGTGCCTGTGCCTGGGAAAGCGTAATCTCACACTTGAAAGCGAATACATACTTTTCTTCGTTCTCGGCATTAGCCTGTGTTTCCTGACGTTTCTTCGCCTGAATTTCGGCCATACGCTCGCCCTCGTTCAATGCCTTGTTCAGATCAAGCGAATCCTTGTATGCCTGTTCTGCTTCATAAGAAAATTTTGGCATTTTTTTGATGATTTCGAGGTCTTTTACTGCTTTCTCGAAAAAATCTGTGATTTCTTTTGAGATAGCCTTTTCAGATGTGCCTTTGTTCAGCCACTTATCATTAAGTATCTTCTCCAATGTGATGAAGTCAATAGGATAGAGGCTTGCTATCTCGTTAAACAACGTTCTTATCTTCTTCATTTTCTCAGCTACACGCTTTGTCTCAATAGCGTCTAACTGTTCACCAATGCCGGAAGAAGCAGAATCAATCATATCGCAAAGTTCCTTTGCCTGATCCTTGAATGTAAGAAAAGGCTGCATATATTCCTTTTCTCTGCTGATTCTCTCATCGTTGATAGCCTTTTTCAGCTTATTCAACTTTGCTCTGTCTGCCTTAGCTTCGTCCAACATATCTTCCGTATAAATGCGGTTCTTGTAGTCAGCCAAAGCGATTTCGAGGTTTTCTTTAAGCTCATCATAATTCCAAATGACAGGCTTGTTTTTTGGTGCTTCAACCTTCAATTCAAAATTCATTTCGGTTCTTATCTCCCTTCTCAAAGTGTAAGTAATAATGACGGCGGCGTATTGTTCTTCAACAAGTCTGCAAAGTCCGCCGCTGCTTGCATGACTGCCGTTATATCTTCTTCAACCTCAGAACGCTCGATGTGATAATCTTTTGTGATAATTTTCAACGGCGAATCAGGAAACTCGTATTTGAGGTTTGCTCGCAACATCACGAAGTCCCAATTTGTAACGCCCAAGTAAAAGAGAATTTGGCAATAGTAATTGTCGGGTATGTGTTCGTCCTTCCACTTGTTTGCTTGTTGTGCCGATGTGATTGTGGCGGTCTTTATCTCCAAAATGCCCTTGCGTCCGTCCTTATCTGTTAGCCAGCCATCTAAACTTGCAGCCGCAAACGGATAATCGGTATTACGCCATGAATTATTCGGGATATACTCGACATTCAAATCTTGATGATCGAGTGCGAATAACGCCCTGATATGTTTTTCGGCTTTCGTGCCGTACTGTACTAATGCGTTGTCGGACAAATCAGGCGGTTCGACTAAACCCTTCTTTTCTTCGTAGAGCTGACGGTTAGTTTTCCAGGAATTAAGTCCCATAATGCAGCTCACATCAGAACCGCCGATGTACTTATTCCTGTTCTTCAACCACGATTCGTGATTCTTGCAACGATACATTTTAAGCATTTACAGGATCACCGCCAATCGTTATAAAATTGCTTCCGTCAGGGTTTCTCAGTATCGCATAACGTTTAACTCTGCTCTTTGAACCGTCAGAATTTTTAACGGTAATATACTCTGACTTGATTACGAAACCTGCCGTTTTCATATCAGACATTCTACTTGCGAGGCGGTAAATGCCTAAATACAAGGCTTCTCTTTGTGTTATCCATGTAAACTTGTGGCAAAAGCTGATAATCTTCTTGACCTGTGTATATTCGTTCATTCGATTACCTCCACGGCAGTTATAAGCAAATAATCGTCCGGCAAAGTCTCGGAAATTCTGTGGATTCTTACAAATGCGGGATAGCTCTTTCCTTTGACCTTAAATCTCAGTCCGCTTTCGTTAATGTATCTGTGAACAACCTTGTCAGCGGTAATAAGGTCAACGCCATACTCTAAAACTACGGGGCGAAAATCACCCCTATGTTGCGGTTCAGCAACAACATAATATACATTGTCTTTACTCATTTTGTCCTACCTTTATTCTTTGGGAATAAAATAATCAACGGGTTCGTTTAATGCTTTGCAGATAGCAATATAATCTTTGATCGTAATGTCTTTGTTCTTATTTAGTATCGTCCAAAGCGTGTTATATATGATTCCGCTTGCTTCTGCCAACTTCGTCAGCGATATATCGTTTGCTAAAATGTAGTCGTTAATGTTTTTTATGACCTTTTCGCCCATGTCTTACCTCCTTTCTTGATGTTATTATACGGCTTTATTGATAATTGTCAATAACAAATGCAAGAAAAAAGGGAAATATATTTCAATTTCCCTTTTCCCAGGACACAAGCGTTAAATGTCCGAAAGTCGGCCAATAACGCTCTTATATATATCAGGCTGCACAACCTTTATTATCTCCATTGTTTCATTAACGATCTTCCAAACGTCCGTCGCTCTCTTGCCTGATATGGCATACAGAAATTCAGAACCGTTATACCTATCTATTTTTACTTCTCTAATCGGTTCATATTTCGGTTTTGCCTTTGGCTTCCTGTATAAATGGTCGTAGAGAATATAAAAGGTTGCGAGCTTTTCCGCGTCCTGATAAGTCGTTGAGTTTTTTTCAAGCTCGTTGATTGCTTTTAGCAATTCGGCTTCGGAAAACATCAATCCTTACTCCTTCTCCATTCTTTTAATAATGGTGTTAATAGCTCTGCGTTCTTCCTCGGAACTTACCTCGTTCATCATTTCGCGAAGCATATCAATTTTTTCTTCCTTGTCGCCGCCGGCGTATGAATAGCCTCTGCGTGAGTATCTTCCTCTACGAGCGTTTGAATAACCGCCCTCGTTAGAATAGCCACCCTCGGAAGAATACCTACCCATGCTATCACGCTTTGCGTTTCTGCCTCTGCCACGGGCATAGGAATATTCGGACATATCCCTGTCGCCGTCTGCGTAAGAATAACCGTCCTCGGAATATTCTTCATACATGATGATCTTGCATGAGTTCTTAATTGAATTAAGAAGTTTGTCGATCTTTTCCAGGTCACTTGCGGAAATATCGCCTTTTTTAACGATATTATCAAGTTCCTGTTTGAGCATATCCTTCAATTCATAATAAGTGTGCATAACAACTTCCTCCTTCCTTATGCAATTCTTTCAACAGATATTGAAGCATTACGTCTAATCGTTACTGACGGTGTAGGCACAACGGTAGGATCATCTTCCGTACCGTCAACATATCTTCCCGAAACTGTCATGCAACAACCGCAAGGGATAGTAATTATCGCTACGGTGTTGATGTGGGTATAGTCCTCTACTGCCGCCGGAGTAATGATTGCTACGCTTTCGGGTATTGTTACCCCGTCAAGTGTGATACCAAGAGCAATAGGCGTAATTGCACCGCCCGTCGGTATCTGTACGTTTGCCTGTAGCGTAACCTTGTATCTTGCAAATCTGTTTGGAGTATTACCTTTGAGAATAAGAATCCCAGGTGCGGCGGGAATAACACTTCCCGCGTTGCAAGGAATAGAAACATTGTTAAACGGGATAGTACCATTTAACGCAACTGTGTTATCAGCCGTTGTTATATATTCTGCCATAGGTTATTTCCCCCTTAGTTGTAGAAATTGCCGTTGCAACCGCAACCCTGGTTCTGATTGCAAGTGAAGATAGGTGTTCTGCCGTAAACGGGTGTTGAAGGAACAGGGCAATTAGACAATCTGTTGTAGAGCTGATCTACTTCATCGCTAAAGCCTCTCTGAATAAATGCGTTCTGTGCCGTCTGTGATTCACGAAGCGTAGCCATGTTAAGCTGCTGACGAAGCTGAGCAATTTCATCATTCTTCGCGTCAATCTTATCGGCGCAAAGCTGATCGAGGATTCTCTGAGTTGAAGCGGTCTGTGAAGCAATAACATCACGAATACCGTCGGAAAGAGCCGCCCTATCAGCGCAGTTTTCAGTAGCGATTGTGTATTTGAGGTCAGCCGTAGCCGCCCTGTTCTCACAACAACAATTTGCTAACTGTGCCTGTGTTGCGTTAAAGCCGGAATTGATAGCGTTCTGTAAACCAAATGCCTGATTCATGTTAGCCATCTGTCTGTTAGCCGCCGCGATTTCTGCTGAATAGAAACCCTGATTTACAGTATCTCTCATATCACCGCAACAATTACAAAGCTGATTTGAAAGACCGTAAACGCCGTCACGAATACTTGTGATATTGTCGTTTAACATCTGATCTCTGAAACCGCTATTGATGTTGTCTGTCTGATTCAGCCAGGGATAAAGCAAACCCGTACCCCCGTTACCGCCGCCAAAGCCGTTGCCCCAACCGTTGTTACCGAGAAGAAGGAATAACAAGATTATCCACCAACCTTCGCCGTTGCCAAAGCCGAAGCCGCCGTCGTTTCTGTTTGCTCCCATAACTGCCGCTATGTCTGCACAACTCATTTCTGATGTAGTAAGTGACAATTTAATCACTCCTTTCTTAATAAATTTTTGTATTACATAAATCGCGCAATTTTATGTCTAAGTAATGTATAATTGGCTTAGCGGATAGGTTAGCTACCGAAAGCCGTTTGCCTTAACGGTTTCCGCTTATTATTAAATAAGGCGTTTACACGAAAGGCGGTGTATATATATGTCGAAAGCCAATAGGCTTTATAATATTTGGTGTGGTATTAAGAAACGTTGTTATAATCCCAAAGAACCTTGTTATCCTCATTACGGCGCAAGAGGTATTACCGTATGCGACGAATGGCTACACGATTTTAGTGCGTTTGAACAATGGTCGTTAGCCAATGGTTATTCCGATACCCTCACTATTGATAGAATCGACAACAACGGTAATTACTGTCCTGAGAATTGCCGTTGGATAACTCACGATGAACAACAAAGGAATAGGTCTAATAATGTTCGTGTAGAGCATAACGGCGAATCTAAAACCATTTCCGAGTGGTCGAGATTATTGGGTATCAGCGACAAAACCTTATATAAAAGGTATGATTCCGCAATTAAACACAAAGGTTTTTGCGTATATGACGATTTACTAATTACCGCAAAATATCCAAAGATATATACAGAAAGCTACAAAAACCGTAAGCCGAAACCGTCAAGGATAGTAGAACAGTATTCGCTTAACGGCGAATATATATGTTCACTTTCGCTTGTTGAAGCCAGGGAAAAAGGTTTTAATCCTAATAATATTCATAACTGTTGTTCGGGTAGGTGTAAAACCGCTTGTGGCTACATTTGGAAATATACCGATACATTTTCTAAATCATAATTAAAATCTCCTTGTTTACATAAAAGGCTTCAACTGTTCGTAAAGCTGATTTGCCTTTTGAGCGCATTGGTTCACTTGCGCCTGACTTATCTTGCCGGAATTAAGCATATTTTGAACGATCTGTTGAGGATCGCCGTTAAAGTTCTTTTTGAATTGAATGAACTGTTGAATCATCGGGTTTGCGGGTGAGTTATTTCCTAATTGCTGATATAAAGGATTCATTACTTCTCACCTTCTTTTTCATTGTGGGGTTTTCTGAATCCGTTGATTGAACGCTTTACACTTTCCCGAAACTCGTCAAATTCCTTCCTTGAAACATAATCATTTGTTGTTACTTCTTTCGTAACATTAGAACTCTGCTTTTCCGATGTTCTTTCGGTAATATCGAAGATACGAAGGGGTAAAGGCATACCGCTTTGATCTACGCTTTTCATATACATAATAGGTTCTTCTCTATCCATAAGAACAACCGTTTGTCCCGCGCCCACGGGAAACGATTTGGCGGCGTTCTCGCCCAAGACCCATGTAATTCCATTCGAAGAACTTTGAACGCCATTTTGAGGCATTTGTGGGGGTTGTAGGGGCATTTGCAGATTTGGATAATACTGTTGCTGATAGTAATTCTGTGGTACATAAGCGCCGTATGCCATTTTTATATCTCCTTTTTATAGTAATAAAGAACTATCTCGTTGCCGGAATCCCAACTGTCGTAATAGTCGCCGTCTACAACCGTTACAACGTGATTCTGACAGGCTAAAACATATCTGCCTTTTTTATGATCTTTCGCAAATTGAGATACCGTTATACAGTTAGGGCAAACCGACGGTATCATGTGTTCCTCAAATCCATATCTTTTAAGATACATACCCCAAACATAGTTTGCGGACGGCATATCTTTGAACGCCAAACCCTCAGCGCAAAGGCCGATGTAAGAATCTTGCCAATCCTTGCCGATTGCTTTGCTTACGGCTCTAACTGCACAATCTCCAATGCTTTTATGCAACGGGTTATTGTTAAAGAAAACGTAAGCCATAAGCAACCTCCCTATGACTAAATTTTGGCAAAATAAAAGCACCCGTAGAATGTCCTACGAGTGCGTGTTTACTACTATAAATGCGACAATTTTATGACACTAAATATGACGGAATAATACTTCTTCGGTTTTAGAAACTATCCTCATTACTTGTCTTTCAGATATGATTATATTTTCGTGCTTATAAAGATATTCGACGGTCTGCGAATATGTCAAACCGTCGATAAGCCGCAATTTCAAAATCAATCTATCACGGGACGAATGTATGTATTCGTCGATAGCGTTGGCAATATCGCTATTTTTAACGTCAGATAAATCTGCCTTTTGCGTCCCTTCTCCTGACACGCTTTCCTTTGCTTTCGCCATTACTATGTGTCCTTGTTCTCCGTCTGTGTACTATTCGTGCCGCCATTTGTTATATCTCCGTTGTGTCCTATGTAGTTTGCGTTGCTACCGTCGTCAGCCTCTACCGAGGTATAGTCGTCAACATAATCGTACTGATTCCACGCCCATAACCACATCGCATTTGTTACGACTAACAAAACAATCAAGAGGATAATAATTATGTTTCTCCACCTGTCGTTTCTTTCGTCCTTGCTCTGCATACGCTCGAAAGCGATTCTGCTCATTATGATGTTATCATTGTTGTTTTCCATAAATCACATCTCCTTTGATTATAACATATTTCAATTTTGCCGAATTGTTGAAATATAATTTTGAAATTTGCATTTATATTTCAAAAACTCACTCAATTTTGCCGAATTAGCCTAATTCTTTATCTTTAGGTTTATTTTCCTGATATACTTTTTGCATTGTTTCAAGCATTTTACAAAGCACAATATACTTGGCTTTGGTTTCAATCAGTTCATCATAAATCGCCCTTTTAATCTTTACATATTCACTCATACATTTACCTCCTTTAATAATGCCCTTATTGCTTGCCCAAATTCGCATTTTTCATCACCGCATTTTGTTGGTGAAGTTCCATAAGGGCAACAACAAATATAATTTTTCAAGTATTCTTTTGCCTGTTCTTCTGTCATAGTTTCACCGCCTTAATTATTCGTTGATCCTTTAAGTCCTTCAATGAAATTTGCAGCGGCTTTTTTCCCTGTACTGTAAAAGATATTGCTATTTAACATTACATAGCCGCACATCGGACAATAAGGTGTTTTTCTGTATTTCGAGACTGACTTACAATGCTTGCAGATATAATGATAATGTCTTTCATCTACCTTAACCGATAACCATTTTGAATCAGGCATAAGATCACCTTACCTTTTTTGTAGCCGGAAAATCAATAGGTGCGTCAATTTCTTTACTTTTGATTTCGCCGTTCTCATTTACTGTTACGTTGTAATAGTGAATGTTGTTTGCCGGACGCATTTTTCTTGTCTTTAACATCTTAATTTCCTCATCGGCAAAGTGCTTCTCAGTAAGTGCGCCTATGCAGAAACAGATTCCCATAAGCACCGCCGATACAACATAATACATAAAATCCATTTTTCTTATCTCCTTTTTAACGGTGTTAATGTTGCCTTGATTGTATCGGGATAATTGAGAAAAATCAATAACAAGTTGTGAAACGTAACAGAATCGTAACAGAAAACCCCCGATGTGCCTATCGAGGGTTTTCAAGAGTGTGCTTTTATGGAGAACAGATTGCTCTATGATGTGATTTCATTATAACAAACGGGATAAAGATTTCAACTAAACTTGCCGTTTAATATATGTAAACTAATTCAATTATGATGAATTAAAATAAAACCATTAAAATTTTAATTCGTTTAACTCAATTAAAACTTGCTTTAACTCACTTCAATTTTGGCAAATTACATATTGATTGTATCTTGAATTAGTAAATAAAAGTGAACGGCAAAAACAGAAAATAATAAGCCAAACAAACCAACAACAAATAATATTTCTATTATCTTGTCCGTCATACATTCACCACCGTATCTACCTATAAAAAAGGCTCGAAAGCGATACGTTCAATCGGGCGAAAGATACGCAAAGCTAACGAGCGATTACAGGGTAATTATATCTGATATGTAGGCATAAGTAAAGGGCGTTATACGGAGGGAACGCCCTTTACTCATTGAGGGGATTTAACCAAGAACCGAAGTCCCGTTATTATTTAAGTAAGCAGCTCCATGTTCTGCCGCCCACGATTCCGTCAGCCTCAATATCTCTTGCTGCCTGGTATGCTTTTACGGCGTAGTCTGTCTTTGAACCGAATTTAGCGTCTACATTCAGTTCGTTGCCGTCCTGATCTCTAAAGCCGAAAGCATTAAGAAGAATCTGCAAGGTTTCTACCTGATTGCCCTCGTCGCCAAGTTTGAGTACGTCCATTTCAACGTTTACGGTTGCCGGAATATCATCATCAATCGGTTTCTCGATAAGAAGTGTCATATCCTCGTTGTAAAGAATATCGCAGTCAACGCAATCGTAGCCTACACCGTTTACACTACCTCTTGATGTGTACTGCCAAATATCGCACCACTCAGGCTTTGTATGAGGTTCGCCGTCGTCGTTGCCCCATGAAGCAAGCCAAAAGTAATCACAAGCAATATCCTTAAAGTAGTTATCAAACCACCATGTCGTGCAATACACGCCTACGTTATAACCTGCGTCATTCAAAATGCGAGTAAATACGGGGATAGTATCTTCGATGTGATCCGCAATAGAATCTTCTTCAACGTCATAGAAAACGGGGAAAGATATTTTATCCTTGTAAGGCTCGATAAGGCGGAGACAATGAGCTGCTTCGCTTGCTGCTGATTCTTCGTCCTTAGCGTATGAGTAGAAATAAACGCCTACCTTTACGCCCGCCTCTAAAGCACTCTGAATGTTCACATCGAAACATTTATCGTCCTGGGATTCGCTATCTTTGCCGAAACCGCAACGAATAAAAGCGAATTTCACATCGTCCTGTCTTGCAACTTCCCAATCAATAGTTTTATTGTGTTCAGATACGTCAATACAATTATAAGCGTTAGCCATTGTTGTTACCCTCCTTTAATTCCTTCTGATATTCTACATCTGAGGCTTTAATGATCGCGCCTGCAAGCGTACCGATACCGCTTATTACGGCCGTAATAATAGCCATTGTCTCGCCTGTCAGAATTGCAGCTACAACCGAAGTGATAAACGTACATACGGGAATAGCAAGAATCTGAATCCATTTAAGCGTCAGATAAACATTGTCCGGCAATTTGATCTTCATGTCTTTTCTCCTTTACTTTTTTATTTTGTGTACTTCATCTCGAAGTTCATCAATACGGATAAAAGCGGTTTCCAAATCACGCTTTGTTACCGCCAATTCCTTAATTGTTTCGTCTCCGCGCTCAGAATACTTGTCAACCTTTTTCTCCAACTGTTCAATCCTGTAATTAACAAGTTTGTTCGAGACAAGGATTCCTCCGCCCGAACCTATAAGTGTTCCAAGCAAAGCAAGCGCGGCAGTCCAAAACTCGCTATTCATACTACATCACCTTATATCCTTCCTAACACTTCCTTAATAGCGTCCTCTACATTCGTTGCCGTAAGTGTCGTACCGCTATTGTCAAACGATATGTTCTTCGCCGCAATCTCCTTGTGGAAAATTATGTCGATGTTGCCGTTACAATCTTGATAAATATTGTTCAATCCAAACAATGTTTTTATTTGTACGGGATCGAGATTATAAACCAACGGCGTAGCTAAAATGCCTAAAATCTGAACAGGCGTTCCGTTGCTATACTGTGTTTGTAAATATGTTTTATATTCGGCTAACGTGCTACCGCAAGCACGATTTCTAAAACGGATAATCGAACCCTGGGAGATAGAGCAAGCATTAGGATAATTTGCCGTACCGACAGAATTATAGAATTGAGAACCCGTAATGTTATTATTAGTGTGCGAACACATTGAGGTCATAACTCTTGAATTGTCGCCACTAAAAGTCGTGTCTGTAATATAATAGCCGTCCCAACCGACGTTGCCCGTAGCTTCCTGTCCTGTCAACGTAATTACTTTTTTATCAAGTATCAACTCGCCTGTCGTTACGTTGATTTTACCGCTATAAACAACACCTGGGTTATTTGGAATATACGGATAATAGCCTGTAAAAGTGGCGGGGAAATTTATTGAAGTGTCGTTATTGTATGTTGTTCCGTCCACCGCAAATCTTATGTAATAGCAATTTGCGGGTGTAGTTATCGTTGTGTTAGAGCCGATTGACGACGAAACGCTTACCCAAGTTTTATCGGACGTATAGTAATGCACTCTTAAATTTGCAAAACCACTTTTCTTGAAACAATAGTATGAAGTATTAGGCGTAGCTTTAATATAGCCTACACTTCTTATTCTTGTATTGTTTACGATGTCTTGTCCTGTGGAAATATCAATACTACCGCTTTCCCATTCTTCGTTCCATTGATTGATACCCCAATCGGCTACATTTTTAGTGCCGATAAAAGCCTCGTAATTAGTAACGTCAGAACCTTCGCAAACAAGAAGTTTAGCGGTCAAGAAAATATCCGTACCGCCGTTAGCACCCGAACGATAACCCGTTAAAACCGCATATTCGGCATTAGCGTGTGTTGTAAATGTTTTTGCAACATCACTTGTCAGGTTCGTAAGTGTTGAGCCTTGATTTATTCCCTGTCGGGCATTATCAAAATAGATAACATTCAAAGAACCCGCTAAATAGGATTGTCCGAACAATTTTATACTGTATGTCGTATTCGGTTTAACTTTGATGAACGCACTTGAAAAGTTTTGCTCCACGTTTCCTGTGTTTGTTGAGCCGTTCCAATTTGTATATACACCTCTACGAACAGCGGAATTGTCAAAAAGGTTCTTGCCAACTACGGAAACGGTGCAAGCGTTAAATCCGTTGATTGCCCTTATGTTGTCGGGCGCGGGATCACCCGAACCTGTCTGATAAGCATTTATCTTACATTCGCAACTTCTTAAAGGCAACATAACGCCAGGGTTAAAAACGGCTACTGTTCCGCTTAATTCGTCTAACGGGAAAAATCCTTCGACCATATCCTCAACTTCTTCCCTGTCGGGTTTCTCGGCTAAACCTGCCTCGATACGATCTTCGAGGTCATTCATATTCGCAGCATTATACGGATCGCCTGCCTCCGTAACTATACCCTCATCACGGCTGACTGTTACACTCTTTGAAAAACTGCCGTCATATATAGCTCGACGATTAGGATATTGTGATACTCGATCTTTCCACAATCTCTTTACAAAACTCATAGGGTTTATCCTCCTTGTTAATATCAGTTTACTTTTGTATATGCTTTATAGCAAGCCAACGGAAACATCATCTCCGCAAACAATTTCTACGCCTGCGTAATATTCCACCTGTCCGTTCAATTCACCGTCCAACTGTTTTTTCATATTGAGCAACATGGATTCAATAATGTTCAGATCACGACTATTCCATGTTGAACCGTATGGCACTCTCTCAGCAACGCAACCACGATTCCAAGAACTACCCATTAGTTTATAAAGTCTCTCAATCTCAATGATTACATTGTTTCTGTGCGTTTCGTTAATAAGTGTTTCCTTATCCGTTACGTTTGTAAAAGGAATGTAGGTAGCGTGTAGTGCGTCTGCGATATATTTGACGTTATAAACTATGCGAAGCCAATCTGCTGCGGAAAACGTATCTGTGCCTACCCAATTTGTTTTCGGTGTAGTCCAAGCCATGATCTAACCTCCTTTATGTCTTGTTATAAAAACTATTGTAGTTGATAGGCGAAGTCATGCCCTGATCGCTATAAAGTTTCATAATGAATCTCATAGCTCCGTAAACTGCCTCATCGTTTACGGGTGCGGCTGAATCAAATGTGCCTATATCCATAACAGGTGTAACCGCTTCGTGATGTTCTGCCGGAAAATAAAAGACTTTCCAATCGTGCTTGTTATCGTCAGTAAAAATGATGTAATGAAGATACTCAGCTTCATGTCCTGTACCTTCTTCCAACATTCTGCTTGCACCCAAAATATAGAAAAATGAGTGTTCACCGCCGCTTGTAAACGTTGCCTTTGCAACAATGCAAACATTCTTTGTTGTCTGAAATATCTCATAATCGTAATAGCCTGAATCTACTGCTACTAAGGGACGTTTATTTATAACATCGTAAACAATATACTCAGAATCCATAGGCGAAAAAACCTTACGGCAAGTGATATGTCCTTTGCTGCCAGGCATAGTAAATTTCATGCCCGTAATTATACAAGTCTTAAATACGTTTTTTTCCGTTTCAAGCCTGATAATGTCGCCGATTTCAAGGGATAAATCCTGTATTACATCAACCTCATATTGGCTTGAAACATCACTCATAAACTGAGCAACACGTTTTACTTTATCTGCGTTGTAGCCATTGGCAACAAGAAGATTGTTATTGACATAATTCTCATCGGAATTAGTGTCAACAACTTCTGTTTCTTCGTATTCGTCTCGCTTGACCTCATAGAATCTGAAAATAGGCTGCGCCGTTGTTGCTACATCTGATCTAAGGTGCATATAAACCTTTGTTGTGCCGTCGCTATTCATTGATTCTGAGAAGCTATCAACCGTTATATTTGCATTAGGATCAGTAGCCTGCGCGTCAACAAGCTCATATTTGCCAAACGCCCAAAACGAAAGCGTATAATTTGCCGTTACCGTTGAGCCTGTCGGAATTTCAACGGCTTCGTCTGCTTCTTGTTCGATATATTCCTCAGACAAGGTGTATTCGTTCCTTGCTACTCTGATTTCTCCAACCTTCGGTTTACTGTCAAGAACATTCTTTGACTGATTGTATCTTGACAAATAACTGCTCTCAAACGTCTTATACTGAATGTCGTTTGTGTTGTGGAGATCGAAAGTGCCTGCTCCGGCGGTAATAAAACAACCCATAGCATTAGCCACAAGCTGCCTTATTTCGTTGCCGTCAACAACGCCATAGTAATTACACTCTGAACCGTATTCATCAACCTCGCCGTGAAATACATCGTATGTGTCAAACATCTCGCGCATAATGTCCTTAAACAGTCTGTTATCAACAATGTCGCCAGGCGCAAGTGTATTATCAACAATGGAAACAAGCGGATATGTTGCGCCACGGGAAACAAACTTAAAACTTACTGCGGCCTTAAATGTTATCTTTTTGTTTTCATATTTCGGTGTTTCCTTTAATGAACCTGATAGCATAGCCACATATTCGGGAATACCTGCCGATTCGTAGCCTGCCTTAAAGATACAACCCATACCGCACTTAAACTGATTATTCCAATACTCAGATTCAGGCGAATATGTGCCGTCAGGATCAAGACATACAACCGTTATTTCGTAAGAGGGCAAAGTCTGAGAAGTCAGGTCAGTTTCTTCATCAATATTTACGGATATAACGCGCCTGTTCTTGAATATGACGGATTCCAAACTGCTTCCAAAGTTCTTTATCCAATTTAATTGATAACGCCCGGCTGACGTGCTATATAACTTAAATCTTCTGTATTTGCCTGCGTCGGCGATTGCAGAAGCCGCAAACGTTATTTCTTCATTCAGATTAGAATTATAGACAGTTTGTTCAACTGCCCAACTGCTTGATTGAGGATTGTATTTTTCTACGACAACTCTCTGAGGAATAAGTCCGCCCTTAAACGAAAGCGTACCGCCAAAAGGTATGCCGACAAAGTTCTTGTAATAGGTATCGCTTCCGATAAGGTATTCAGTTCCGGCAGCAACATAAGGCGTTACACCGTAAGGAACACTCCATATCGGAATATCGGAAATACCGCTATAATTGTTAGGGGCGCAAATGCGGTTAGGATCATCAACGGGCATACCGTCGCCTAATACGGCGTAGTAATGCTCGTTGTTGCATAATTTCGGCCTTACAATAGGTGCAACGGAATCGTCAAAAAATTCTTCGTCAAAAGCCACATTTGCTTTAAGCGAAGATGTTTTCCTTGCATTTATCTCAAAATAGAGCTTCAACGGCGGTCTGATTATTTGATTCTGCTTTTCTCTAAACAGTTCACTTATATATCTCATAATTCTTCACCTACTCCGATGATATTCGCTTCGCAGTTCAGATAGTAAAGCGGTTTGCCCGTTGTGCTATCCATTTTGAAAGGCTGAGCTGACCTGTCTCCGACATACATTGTTTTAGTCTGAAATGAGTTAGCCGCCATATCCCAATAAGTAGCGTCAAAGTAGAAATGCTTATCGAAAAACTGACAGATTTCCGCCCAAACTTCGGGAGATAATACCGCCCATTTAAGTTCTATTTTGTTTGCTCTTGCGATTACTGAACCTCTTACGATACCGTCAGCCGTTCTTGCCTGGTCTACCATTGTAGCAATAATCTGTTTGCCACTCTCATAGGCGGCGAATGGTATCTGAATACTATCGCCGTCTGAGGATAAGGTTATAAAATTTCCTGTTCTTTCAACTGACATAATCGCTTACTCCTTCCTTATCTGCTAAACGCGCCGTTACTGATCTCTGCTCCACGTTTTCTTGCTTCACTCTGTACGACCTTGAATATCTCCTTGCCGTCGATGACAATAGTTGTTTCCTTGTCGTTATCACCGCCGTATGCAGACATACCGCTTACAACTGCCTGGAAGATGTTACTTGCAAGGCTCGCCATAGCACCTTCGTTCATAGCACCTATTCCGTAACCCATGTTGTTTGCCGGAACGCTTATCTGCCTGTCGGTGATGAAACTATTTGTCGCCTGTAATGACAACTCTGCCAATCTTGAAGCTGCCTCGGTAGCACTCTTTGTGTATTCCTCAATACCCTTCGCAAAACCGATTGAGAACCACATACCGCTTTCGTGAGTTTCTTTTGACGGCGAACCCTGTCTGATAGCGTCTGCCAATCCTTCAAGAGCCGCACCGCCCAAGCTCGAACCCATACGCCCTGCGTCGTCAACCCACTCTCTCATGCCGTTTATGAAGCCTTGACCTGCCATTTCGCCCGCATACTCATAATCATCAAGATATGAGATCGCTCCCCATGTACCTTCATTCGAAAGCTCTGCGGCGGCTTTATAAACCTTATTCAACATAGAGGTTGAAGCCATGCTATCGGCAAAGGCCGTAGCAAGTTCAGTAGCAACGTATGAGTAATCGCTCTTATATGCTTTTGCACCTTCCGCACCCTTTTTGGATAAAGAAGAACCTGCATTATAAGCCTTGTTTTTAGCGTTTTCTGAACCTAAAGCGTTGGCAAATAATGTAGCAAGGTTATCAGCAATAACACTAAATTCATTTGCCGCGTTGCCGTTGTTGTTAGCACCGTTGTAGGCATATTCAAAGAGCTTGCCACCCGAAGCTAAAACATCACGCATATTGCTCAACAAGCCGTTGTTGTATGCCGAACTTGCATAATATCCGGCATTAGAGAACGATGTTGAAGCTGCACCGCCCTTTGATACGCCGTTAAATGCAGAATCATACAAAGCCTGTCCCGCGCTTGCCGCTAACGATGTACCGCTACGAATACCGTCTACATATCTGCTGGATTCATAAGCAGAAGCATTATAAAACCAACGCGAGCCGTTGCCGTTGTTTGTCGCGCCATTGAAAGCCTTTTCATAAACCTTTTTAGCAGCTCTTTCAACTTCGTCAGCTCCGCTCTCAATACCGTCAGCATAAGCCTTAGAATAGTTCGCGCCTGCTTTTGTTACCGATGATGTATCTACTTCGGTTTTGGTGTAGTGATTTTTATTTGTTCTTTCGGCTTGCTTTAATGCCTTTTCTAATTGCTTCAAATCCTTTTCGGGATCACTATTTGTAGCAATACGATAAAGCTCTTGTAAGAACGGGTTAGAGTTAAAGATTTCGAGAATGGATTTGCCAAATTCGAGCGTAAACTGTTCGCCCAATGTTCTACCCGCAGTTTTGGCACGTTCTTCAATTCCTGATTTTTCAACCGAGCCTATAAAGAAATAAGAAAATAAACCGCCAGGCGTTAAACCGGGGATTGTAAGAGATTTGCCTAAACTTGAAGCAAAAGTAAGTCCAATCGTAGAGCCGTTGGCTTCGGCTTCGGCTTTTAACTGTTCGGGTGTCTTTCCTGTTATCCAAGTAAACAGATCAACACCGTAGCCGTGTGGATTGTGCATAAGAGCATACCAAAATTCTTCGCCGATACTTCTACCGTTTACGGCGGCCTCATGTGCCAATTCTTCGGGTGTTTTGCCTAACGCCCATTCCCAAAAGCCTTGTCCTACAAGTCCCGCACCCTTTCCGAGTTCGATAACGATTTCGGGGAATGTAAGTCCGCTATAATATTCAAAGAATCCGGCAATCTGATCTTTAGCCTCTTTTATGCGGTTTTCGATAGCAGATGAAAGAAAGTCATAGCCTGGGGTAATAAGTCCCGTAAGGTCTGTCTGCTCTCCCGATGTGCCACCGCCGCCTGATGTACCGTCGTCAGGGCGAAGAACGTTAAGCTCATCAATACCGATCATGTAATCTTTGAGCTTCTTTGCGTTCTTTGCGGCACTACCCGTAGCCTCAACAACGTCATCGTAATAATCAACTTCGTCCTCAATACCCATTCTGTCAGACATATCGGGTATTTCATAACCGAAGAAACGGGCGATTTCCTGGAAACCGTCCTCTAATACGTTGAAAAATGCGGTGAGGTAAGGCAACACTTCGTTGATTGCGGGAATAAAGATATTGCCTAACGCTCTACCCGTCATTGTAATTTGCTCTTTGAACACTTTCATTTGAGTGGCCGGATCACGCAAGGTCTTACCCATATTGCCTTGCACTTCCGCAACATGTGTCATTAAAGCAATATAACGCAACTGAACTTTCTCCTGTTGCGTAAGCTGATTGAAGTTTACAATCTTGTGTTCTGTGTTATCATCGACGGCCTGTGTGTTTGCTATCAAAGCACCTGTTTCTTCGTCTACCGCATAAGTCATTATGCCGTAATTTTCGGGGTTTGAAGCAATATCTACGAGCTTACCCTGAGAAATATCCCAACCTAACTTACGGATAGGCTCAATTCTTCCTGAGATAGCCGCCTTAACCTTATTCTGAGCTTCTTCGGTTGTAAGGTCGTAGTATGAAGCAATATCATAGGATAATTGCGTCAACTGTTGCGACATATAAGCAGCCTGATCGCCGCCTACACCGAAGCCTTTGATAAGTGTTTCAAAAATACCCTGTGCCTTTTGCCAACCCGCTATGTCAATACCCATAGCCTCGCGTACCGTTT